CGTAGGAGCAACATTGACCAATGATGGAAATGAGGTATATGCTGTAGATGGAGTAAACCTTACTCTTAATATGAGAGTACTTGTTAAAGACCAATCTCCAGCAACTGAAAATGGTATTTACTATGTAACTACTGCTGGTGCTGGTGGTGCAACTTTAATATTAACAAGAGCTCTAGATGCAAACCAACCAGCAGAACTAACTGGTGGATCTTTTACTTTTGTTGAACAAGGAACTACACAAGCAGAAAATGGATATGTATTTACTCATAATGGAGAACCTACATTTGGGTCTGGTAATACTGACTTGACTGTTGCACAGTTTTCAGGTGCAGGACAAGTTGTCGCTGGTACTGGAATGACAAAATCTGGAAATACACTTAATGTTGTTGGTTCTACAACTATTCTTGCGAATGCTGATACTCTTGAAGTTAAGAGTACTGGAACTGGTGGACAGATTTTACGTTCTACTGGAACCGCATCTCAGGCTGCAGTATGGGGTCAAGTAGACCTTGCTGATTCTGATGCAGTTACAGGAATTTCTGCTATTGCAAATGGTGGAACTGGAGCTAGTTCTCTGACTGCTAACCGATTGGTGATGGCAAATGGTACTAGTGCAATTACAGTACTTGGTGCTGGGAGTCAGGATCAAGTGATGTTAAGTAATGCTGGTTCAGCACCAGCTTTTGGAAATATTGATGGAGGAACTTTCTAATGGCTACGGTGATTAAATTAAAAAAATCTGAAGTTGCTTCTTCAGTACCAGATACAGGAGATCTTGTAGTTGGAGAAGTTGCAATAAATACAGCAGACCAAAAACTTTATGTAAGAGATTCTAGTGACAATATTGTTGTGGTCGCAAATAAAGGAGAAACTTTAGGAACAGTTTTAGCAATGTCAGTTGCTTTAGGATAAAGGATAATTCATGGCTACACCAGCAACAAAAGATGCCCTTAAAGAATATTGTTTAAAGGCATTAGGAAAACCAGTTATTGATGTCAATGTAGATCCAGATCAATGCGATGACCGTATTGATGATGCACTTCAATATTTTGCAGAGTATCATATGGATGGTGTTGAGAGAATGTATCTCAAGTACAAAATGACTGATGCACAAAAGACAAGAGGTACTACAGATGCTACTACTAATGTAACAGATTCCGTAGATAATACAGGTGGAGCTTATGCTTGGTTAGAACAAAAGGTTTGGATTCCTTTACCAGCTCCTGTAATTTCTGTATTGAGAATTTTTCCAATTACAGATCAAGTATCTGGATCTGCCATGTTTGATATGAAATATCAAATGCACTTGAATGATTTGTGGGATTTTACTTCTACATCTATGGTCACTTATCAAATGTTGATGGAACATTTAGATTTTATAGACCATTTATTAGTTGGTGAAATTCCAATTAGGTTTAATCAACATCAAAATAGACTTTATTTGGATATGGATTGGACAAATGAAATACCAGCTGACCAATTTCTTATTATTGAATGTTATAGAACATTAGATCCAACTGTATACACAGATGTATATAACGATATATTTCTTAAAAAATATTCGACTGCTCTTATTAAAAAACAATGGGGAGCAAATTTAATTAAATTTAATGGTGTGTCAATGTTAGGTGGTGTTCAAATGAATGGAGAAACAATCTATACTCAAGCTGATGAAGAAATAAAACTACTGGAAGAACAACTCCTTAATGGTTATGGACTTCCAGCAGACATGATGATAGGATAAGATGCCAACTTCTGTATATTTTGACACAGGTACAACAGCCGAACAAAGATTATATGAGAACCTAATTATTGAACAACTTTCAGTATTTGGGCAGGATGTATATTATCTTCCTAGAAAATTGGTCAACAAAGATACTTTGTTTGGTGAGGATGCTTCTAGTTCTTTCAATGACGCATATATTATAGAAATGTATCTTGATAATATAGAAGGATATGAAGGTCAAAAAGAAATGATGACCAGATTTGGTGTGGATATGCAAGATGAAGCTACATGGGTAGTTTCTAAGAGAAGGTTTGAACAATTAATATCTTTAGACCAAAATCTGATTGTTAGTACTCGCCCAAATGAAGGAGACTTGATTTATTTCGATAAATCAAAGAAACTTTTTGAAATTAGTTTTGTTGATCATGATGATCCATTTTATCAACTTGCTAATTTACCTGTATATAAGTTACGATGTCGTACCTTTGATTACAGTCATGAAGATATGACAACTGGTGTTTCAGATATTGATGCAATCGAAACTGCACAATCTTTGGATGCTCTTGAATATCAAGTTACATTGGAGTCTGGTACAGAATTAGGCACTAATTATTTATTAACAGAATATGGAGATTGGATTGTAAGTGAAGATTATAGTGTAGCTGCTGTAGACCTTTCTTCTGACTCTGATTGGTTTGAAACTCAAGGTGATTCCATACTTGATTTTTCAGAAATGAACCCATTTGGTGAGGTAACATAATGCTTGGAAATACTTTTTATCACGAAACTATGAGGAAGTGTGTAGTAGGATTTGGCACACTCTTTAATGACATACACATTACTAGAAAAGATTCTTCTGGTAATATAATACAATCTATGAAGGTTCCACTTGCATACGGAGCAAAACAGAAGTTTCTAACAAGATTGACAGAAGATCCTAGTTTAACAAAATCAGTTGCAATCACCCTACCTAGAATTGGTTTTGAGATTGGACAAATAGCATACGACAGTACACGAAAATTAAATAAAGTACAGAAAGTAAAGAAGGCTGGTACTGCTGGTAATAAGGTGGATACTCAGTATATGCCAGTTCCTTATAATATTGATTTTGAATTATATTGTATGTCGAAAAATAGTGATGATGCGTTGCAGATAGTAGAACAGATTCTACCATATTTTCAACCTGACTATACAATCACTATCAACGATATAGTACAGATGAGTAGTAAGAGAGATGTTCCTATTATATTGACAGGGGTAGCTTATGAAGATAATTATGCAGGAGAGTGGATAGAAAGACGAGCAATTATCTATACAATGTCTTTTACTGCAAAATGTTACCTGTACGGCCCTGTCATTACTGGACAGGTAGTTACAAGAGTTCAGGCGGATCAATATACCGATGCTGCTTCGGCTGCACCGAAACGAGAACAAAGACTTGTTACTACACCAACTCCAGCTGGAGCTGATATGGATGATAACTTTGGATTTAATGAAACACATTCTTTCTTTGAGGATGCAAAGAATTATAATGTAGAGACAGGACAGGATGAGTAATGGAAAAAATCAACGAAATGCTGGGGATTGCAGATAAAGCGGTTGCCTCCACCAAACACCAAACCGTTACTGTAATACCCCGGCCACAGTCAAGTGATATAAATGAAGATGATTTCCAATACAGTAGAGAAAATCTTTATCATATAATAGAACGTGGCCAGGATGCATTAAGTGGTATCCTACAAGTAGCACAAGAAACAGACCATCCCCGAGCTTATGAGGTTGCAGGACAACTTCTAAAGACCAATGCAGAGAATACAGAAAAACTAGTCAATCTGCAAACCACCAAAAAGAAACTCAGAGATATAGAACAACCTCAACGTGTTACTAACAATAACACTTTATTTGTTGGTTCCACTAAAGAACTTCAACAGATAATTAAAAATAAAAAATAATGCAACAGTTGTATCGTGAAAACCCGAATCTCAAACGGGCAAACGTATCTATTGAGTTTACTAAAAAGCAAATACAGGAATACCAAAAATGCATGGAAGATCCTGTTTACTTCACAGAAGCTTATGTTAAAATTATAAGTCTTGATGAGGGATTGATACCCTTTAAACTCTACAGTTTCCAACGACAAATGATGTGGACTTTCCATACAGAGAGATTCACCATTTGCAAACTTCCTAGACAATCTGGCAAATCCACTACAATTATTGCATATTTGTTACACTTTTGTTTGTTTAATCCTACAGTTAGTGTCGCAATACTTGCAAACAAAGCTGTTGTAGCAAGAGACTTACTTGGTAGACTGCAACTTGCATATGAACATCTCCCAAAATGGTTACAACAAGGAGTTATGACATGGAACAAGGGGTCTTTGGAATTAGAGAATGGCTCAAAAATTCTGGCCAGTTCAACTTCTGCTTCTGCTGTTCGAGGTGGATCCTACAACATTATTTTCCTAGATGAGTTCGCATACGTTCCAAATAACATTGCAACTCAATTCCTAAGTTCTGTATATCCTACAATTTCCTCTGGTAAAGAATCCAAAGTAATGATGGTGAGTACACCAAACGGTATGAATATGTTTTACAAGATGTGGAACGATGCAGAGAATGGTAATAATACTTACATTCCTATAGAGGTACATTGGAGTGAAATACCAGGCCGTGATGAAGAATGGAAAGAAGAAACTATCAAGAATATTGGAGAAGAACAATTTCAAACAGAATTTAATTGTTCCTTTTTAGGATCATCTAATACCCTAATCCATGCTTCAAAGTTGGGTGCATTATCACATTCCATCCCCAATGTAGCTAATGCAGGATTGAAAGTATATGAAAAACCAACTTCTGAATCTGCATATGTAATGGTTGTTGATGTATCAAGAGGAGTATCTAATGATTATTCTGCATTTGTAGTATTGGATGTATCAGAACTTCCTTATAAACAAGTTGCAGTATATAGAGATAATGAAATTAAACCAATGAATTTTCCAGTAGTTATTTATAAGATTGCTAAAGCTTATAACCTTGCATATGTTCTTATAGAAATTAATGATATAGGAGCCCAAATAGCAGATGCAATGCAGTTTGATATGGAGTATGATAATATGATTATGACTACAATGCATGGTCGAAATGGTCAGATTGCAGGGGGTGGATTCTCTGGAAAGAAAGCTCAGTTGGGTGTACGAACTACTAGATCTCTTAAAAAGATAGGATGTTCAAATTTAAAAACTCTTATAGAAGATGATAAGTTAGTAATATGTGATTTTGATACGATTGCAGAGTTATCTTCTTTTGTAGGAAAAGGACAATCGTGGGAAGGTTCGGATGGAAATACTGATGATCTGGTGATGTGTTTAGTCCTGTTCAGTTGGTTGACAGACCAAACTTATTTCAAGGAATTAGTCAATTTAGATATTCGTAAACAACTTTGGAAAGATAAAGAAGAGTTGGTAGACCAAGATATGGCTCCATTTGGATTTGTTTTAGATGGACTTCGGGATGAACATGGAGAAAAAATTGGAGAAAATATTGATGAATTTGGTTCAGTATGGAATCCAGTTGTATCTTCCAATAGAGAATATCTACAAGATTGGTGATAACTGAATATCATTATTCAATTTAGCCTCACAATTCAAACATACAATTTTATTCTTTTGTATCCGTTCCAGAATCGGTAATCGAAGTCTTTCTCTGAGTCCTTTCGATCTTGAAATGATTCGGATCTCTTTGTTGTCAGGGTAGAATGCCAACGTACACGTTTCTGCTTCCCCACAATATATACAGGCCTTATCTGCAAGGAGTTCGTTAATCCATATATCACGTTTTCTTCTGGCCTTTCTAATCCCTTCTTTAATTGTTTTCTTATATTTTTCATAATGTGTCATAGAATTATTTATAACACAAAAATGTTATAAATCCCTTTTTGAAAATCCATAAAAGTATAAATATGTGTAATAACATTTCTATTTAAGGAGATTGGAATGGCGTTTCAAGTTTCGCCTGGTGTACAGGTAACAGAAAAAGACTTAACAAACGTAGTTCCGGCAGTTGCAACATCAATTGCTGGTATAGTAATGGCCGCACAAAAGGGGCCAACTGATACTATTACCGCAATTGCATCTGAAGAAGAGTTGGTTTCCATTTTTGGTGAACCACAGTCAGCCAGTAATCATTTTGAAGATTGGATGGCTGGTGCTGCTTTTCTTGGATACGGTAATGCTTTAAGGGTGGTTCGCCCTGCAAGTGCTGCTGTAAATGCTTGTACTTCTGGTACTGCACTTTTGATTAAGAATAACACCCATTGGAAAGATGGGGATGGTTCTACAGGGCCCTATAATACTGGGTCTGCAAGCGTAGGACAATGGGCAGCAAGGACTGCCGGTGCTTGGGGAAATAGTTTAAAAATATCTATGTGCCCAACCGCAACTGAATTTGAGGAAACATTTTCAGGAGCTGAAAATACTCTTGGTGTTGTAGAAACCGCAGCTGCTGTTGGAGCTACTGTAGTAATAATTGATGCTGGTGCAAGTGGTTCTTCTGGTGACGGTGGTGCAAAATACAATGTTGGAGACATTGTTTACTTTGAAGAAGCTGATGGTTCAGAATATAAGGTAACAGGTATTACTGGTGATAACCTTACCATTGAAAGATATGGTACTGCAAATACTGCTGGTGGTTTAAGATCAGCGATTGCAGATTATACAGATGTTCGCAGACGCTGGGAATTTTATGACCAATTTGACGGTGCTCCTGGCACATCAACATTTGTGCAAGATCGTACAGGAGTATTAACAGCTGATGAAATGCATATCATTATAGTAGATGTAGATGGTGGAATTACTGGAGTTCCAAAAGCAATTTTGGAAAAATGGTCAGGAGTATCTAAAATTTCAGATGCAAGATCAGCTCAAGGAGCTCAAAACTATTATATAGATGCTCTTTATAGTGGTTCTTCATACATTTATTGGATGGATCATCCTGCTGTAAATACTGGTTATGGTAATAATGCAGCTACACAGGGTACTACATTGTATACTGCTGTATCTGAGGTAATTACTACAATTACTCTTACTAGTGGAGTAGATGACTATGCATTAACTGCTGGTGAACAAAAAGATGGAATTGACCGATTCAAAGATGTTGAAACGGTTGACCTAAACTTGTTCATTTGTGGTAAAGCTGATGCAACTAAAGCAGGAAATGCTTTGGATATGTGTACTGATCGTAAAGATGCAGTCGCATTTGTATCACCACAGTTAGCGAATGTTGTGAATGTTGCAAATGAAATGACACAAACAACAAATGTTAAAACATATTTTGATGCATTAACTTCAACATCCTATGGTATGTTCGATAGTGGATACAAATATACATACGATAAGTACAATGACACTTATCGATGGATTCCACTAAATGGAGATATGGCAGGACTTTGTGCAAGAACAGATCTAGTTGCAGATGCTTGGTGGTCGCCCGGCGGATTCAATAGAGGACAAGTTAGGGGAGTTGTAAAACTCGCTTACAATCCTCAGAAAGCAAATAGGGATATTCTGTATCGTGCAAGAATAAATCCTGTTGTTTCTTTCCCCGGCCAGGGAACGATACTGTTCGGTGATAAAACTGCACAAGCAAAACCAAGTGCATTTGACCGCATTAATGTACGAAGATTGTTCATCGTATTAGAGAAAGCAATTTCAACTGCTTCTAAATTCCAGTTGTTTGAATTCAATGATGAGTTCACAAGAGCAGGATTTAGGAATATGGTTGAACCTTTCTTGCGTGATGTTCAAGGTCGAAGAGGTATGACTGACTTCTTAGTTGTATGTGATGAGTCCAACAACCCAGGCTCGGTTGTTGACCGTAACGAGTTTGTTGCTGATATTTTCATCAAACCTGCTCGGTCTATTAACTTTATTTCTCTAAACTTCATCGCCACGAAAACTGGTGTTGCGTTTAGTGAAGTAGTTGGGGCATAGGGGGAATCATGGCAAACATAAACGACTTTAAATCGGCATTAAAAGGTGGTGGTGCAAGGGCGAATCAGTATACAGTAACAATGCCTTTTCCGGGCTTTGCAGCAGTAGGTGGTGAGACACGAACAATGTCTTTCTTATGTACTGCAACAAACTTGCCTGGTATGACATTGGCTGAAATTGCAGTACCATTTCGTGGTCGTAACCTGTATATCGCAGGGGATCGTACCATTGATACATGGTCAACTACAATTTTAAATGATACTGATTTTGCAATTCGCAATGCATTTGAGCGTTGGATGAATGAAATCAATGCGATGTCTGATAATAGTGGATTGGAAAATCCAGCTGATTATATGGTAGATGCATTTGTTGATCACTTAGATCGTGCTGGTCAGGTAATTAAGGCTTATACCTTTAGAGGTATGTGGCCACTAACCGTAGCACCTATTGAACTAACTGCAGCAGAAGCTGGAGAAGTTGAATCATTTGAAATAACTTATCGTTATCAATTTTTTGAAACCAATACCACAACTTAATATTTCGTATAAATATTTGTATTGATATTGATTACGGAGTATTATGGCACAACTATTTGGATTTCAAATAACCAGAGCAAAGGATAAGGGGGAACAAGCATCATTTGTTCTCCCCGATCCTGAATCTGGAGCTACCACAACTGCTGGATTCTACAGCGAATTTCTCGACATAGAAGGACAAACTAAGACTGAAACTGATCTTATTCGTAGGTATCGGTCTACTTCAGAGCATCCAGAGTGTGATTTAGCTATTGAAGATATTATTAATGAGTCTATAAATATTGAAGATTATAGACAATCAGTATCTATTAATACTGATAATTTACCTTATTCTTCAAAAATTAAAAGAAGAATTATAAGTGAATTTTCACAAGTATTAAAATTATTAGATTTTTCTAATAAAGCTCATGAAGTTTTTAGGCGATGGTATATAGATGGTAGGATTTATTTTCATAAGATAGTAGATGAAGAAGATCCACAAAAAGGAATACAAGAATTAAGATACATTGATGCTTTAAAGATTAAACGAATTCGTAAAATCGAAAAAGTAGAAACAAAGAAACATTCCCCTTCACTTAAAATATTAGATGATTATTACTTGTATAATGAAAATGGGGTAACTAGTGCAAATGTTGGTTCTTCTGGGCCAGTTGGAGCTGCTATTAAAATTACAGCAGATTCAATCGCAATGTGTGGTTCTGGAATATTTGATCCTACGAAAGCATTAATTTTAGGGTATTTACATAAAGCTATCAAACCTGTCAATCAACTTAGAATGATTGAAGATGCGGTAGTGATTTATCGTATTTCACGAGCACCAGAACGAAGAATTTTCTACATTGATGTTGGTAACTTACCGAAAGTAAAGGCAGAAACATATCTCAAAGATGTGATGAATCGTTATCGAAATAAGTTGGTGTATAATGCAGCAACTGGTGAGATAAAGGATGACCGTCAGCAAATGAGTATGTTAGAGGATTTCTGGTTGCCTCGTAGAGAAGGTGGTAGAGGAACTGAAATTACAACCCTGCCTGGTGGACAGAATCTAGGAGAAATAGATGATATTGTCTATTTCCAGAAAAAGTTATATCGGTCTTTGAATATTCCTGTTAGTCGGTTAGAATCCGATTCAGGATTTAGTTTAGGTCGAGCTTCAGAAATTACAAGAGATGAGGTAAAATTTACTAAATTTGTTCAGAAATTACGAAACAAGTTTAATACTTTATTTAATGATATTCTTAAAACGCAATTAATACTCAAGGGAGTTATTGCAGAAGAAGATTGGCAAGAAATTAAAGAAAATCTTTCGTACAGTTACATGAAAGATGGTCATTATGCAGAAATGCGAGATATGGATGTGCTTCGTGAACGATTGGATATACTAAATAGTATGGAACCGTATATAGGTGATTGGTTTTCTAAGGAATATGTTCAAAAACACGTTTTTCGTATGTCTCAAGAAGAAATTAATAAGATGGACAGACAAATTAATAAAGAACCAGAACCAGATGATCACGAACCAATTGCTAATCCTATGGATCCAGATGGGCCTGCCGCTCCAGCAGTTGGGCCTGGAGGATAACCACTAACACAAGAGATAAATTATGAGTGAAATACCAAATATGATTTCAGCTTTAGTTGATGATAATAAAGTAGATGCTGAAACACATTTTAAAAATACTATGGCATCCAAAATAGGTGATGCGTTAGATCTAAAACGAGTAGGAGTAGCGAATTCTTTAGTAAAAGGACAATCTAATACCTCAGTAGAGGACTCTGCCGATGAAGAAGTTTAAAGAATTTAACACTTGGGTTACAGAAAAGGATGAACATAAAAAATCATCCACATACAAAAAACTTACACCTAAGATGAAAAAGGCTATTGATGATGTCTTTGGCACAATGGAAAAGAACCCAGGCGACTTTTTAAGTACATTTGATAAAACTGTAGAAAAAGTTGCAAAAAAACATGGTGTAAAGGTTAAAGATATTATGAATTATTTTGATAAAGAAATGCTTTCAATTTAGGATAAACTATGGCAAATTCAATTAGAAACTCACATGGAAGAAGTGTTTTACATATAGACACTACTGATGGAGCAATAACATTAGCAGAACTTAAAGCAACTGGTGAAGCTACCCCAACTAAAGCACATATTGTTGATCTTTTTTGGCAAACTGCTGGTTCTCTTACAATAGATAGGGGTGGTACAGATATTCATGCATTTACAGGCACAGGACATTTTAATTTCGGTTTTGCTGGAGCTGAATTAGGTGGAACTCAAACCGCAGACATTGGACTCACAGTCTCAGGCGACACCTATGCAATCATTGTTGTGCATAAATCATACGAACTTGTATAATAAAAGGATAATATGAAACTAATCAGAGAAATGTATGATGATTTTGAAATTCTTACTGAAGGTAAGAATAAGGAATTGAAAATTAAAGGGGTTTTCATGCAAGCCGAAACTAAGAATCGGAATGGTAGAATGTATCCTCTTGATATTTTAATGAAAGAAGTTAAGCGATACAATAAGGAACTCGTTCAAAACAAACGTGCTTTTGGGGAATTAGGACATCCTGAGGGCCCAACGGTTAATCTGGATAGGGTTTCTCATTTAATCGAAGAACTATACCCCGAAGGTCATAATATCATCGGGAAAGCAAAGATTCTTGACACACCTAATGGTAAAATTGTCAAAGAACTGCTAAATGCCGGTGCTAAACTTGGAGTCTCTAGTAGAGGAATGGGAACACTTGAAAAGAAGGGTCAGACAAATATTGTCAAAGACGATTTTTATCTTGCAACAGCAGGAGACATCGTTGCGGATCCATCTGCACCAGAAGCGTTTGTGGAAGGAATAATGGAAGGGAAAGAATGGATTTGGGATAACGGAATTCTTAAAGAAGAAGAAGTTGCCCGAATTGAAAGAGTCGCTTCCGCAAATAAACAGGCAAAAGCCTTTGAAATGTTCCTTTCAAAACTCTAATTTTATAAATATAATTAACAAACTACTAAAGGAGACTTAATATGTCTGACGAACTTAATAAAGAGATGGATGAATTGGAAGAGGTCGAAGAGGCAACAGCAGAACCCACAGGGGTAAAAGCTAAAGAGCCCGGAGCAACCAGCCCAAAGTCCGTTAAACTAAAACAGGAAAAAGAAAACATGGCCAAAGAAAAAGGTGCTAAAGCAGCATCTGATCCTAAAGCAACTAAAGGTATAGTAAAACCTGTAACTTTATCTGCCGGAGATGATGTCGAAAAAGAAGATCATGAGGAAGAGGAAGAAGAAGTTAAAAAAGAAGAAAAAGCTTCTGCTCCTAAACTCAAATCTGAACTCATGCAAGGTATTGTAGACCACATTAAAGGTCTGAAAAAAGAAGACCTTGCAAAAATGTATGGTACTCACGTTTTAGGTGAAACTGAAAAGGATGAGGGCTATGAAGAAGAAGAGGAAGATGAAGAAGCTTCTAAAGTTAAAAAAGAATCTATTGACCAAACAATTGAAGATTTAGATGTATCACAAGATATTGATGCTTTAGTTGGTGGTGAAGAAGAACTTTCTGACGAATTTAAAACAAAAGCCGCAACAATTTTTGAAACTGCAATTAAATCGAAAGTTCGTACTGAACTAGAGAAAATCCATGCGGAAAATCAAGAATCTTCAAAGAAAGTTGCAGAAGAAACAATGACAAGTGTAGTTGAAAAAGTCGATGACTATATGAACTACGTTGTCGAACAATGGATGACTGATAACGAACTTGCTATTGAGCGTGGGCTCAAAGGTGAGATCGCAGAAGATTTCATTGGTGGTCTGAAAGGATTATTTGAAGATCACTATATCGATGTTCCAGATGAGAAGTATGACATCTTGGAAGCCAACTTATCGAAAATCGAAGAGTTGGAAGATAAATTAAACAAACAGATGGAAGAAAATGTTCAGTTGAAAAAGGCAAAAGGTGAACTCGTAAAAGAGTCCATGATTGCCGATGTTGCTGATGGGATGACTGATACCGAAACTGAAAAGTTCCAAAGTCTGGTTGATGATGTTGAGTTTTCCGATGAAGAATCTTACAAAGAGAAACTTCAAACGATTAAGGAAAGCTATTTTAGTTCTGATGAAGTAAAAGCTCAAGATGAGACTCTTACTGAAGAAACTAAAGAAGAGCCTGTTGTAGCATCTGGTGATATGGCAAAGTATATGTCTGCCATTAAGAAAGATGAAACTAGGGCGAAAAAATAATATCTGAAAAACTTTTTAAAGGAGTAATTTATGTATAATTCAGAAGCTCTACAAGAGAAGTGGCAACCAGTTTTGAATCATCCCGATCTACCTCCGATCAACGATGCTTACAAACGTGCAGTTACCGCTGTAATCTTGGAGAACCAAGAAAAAGAAATGAAGGAGTCACGCAGTTTCTTGACTGAGGCAGAAATGTCCACAGCCGATGCTGTTGCAAACTGGGATCCAGTTTTGATTTCTTTAGTTCGCAGATCTATGCCTAATTTGATGGCATATGATATTTGTGGTGTGCAACCAATGAGTGGCCCCACAGGACTTATTTTTGCAATGAAAGCAAGAATGGGTGAAGGTGCAACAAGTGTAGGAGAAGCACTTTTCGATGAAGCAGATACTGCTGACGGAAACGTAACTCTTACTGGTTCACAAGCCGGTGCAGAACCTGGCGTACTGAATGACTCAGGTGCAACTGCTTCGGTAACATCCGATGCAGCTATTCCTGACATTTGGGGTGTAAACACCGCTGGTGATTACAACGTAAAAGGTGCTGATACTACAGCTGCTGGTGAAGCATATGGTGCTTCTGGTAGTTTATTTCAAGACATGGGATTTACCATTGAGAAAGCAACAGTAACCGCAAGGACACGTGCCCTGCGTGCTGCTTACACAATGGAACTCGCACAAGACTTAAAAGCAATTCATGGTCTTGATGCAGAGTCAGAACTTTCCAACATTCTTAGCACAGAAATTCTTGCTGAGATTAATCGTGAAGTAGTTCGTACCATTTATATTACAGCAAAAGCTGGAGCTCAAACTACAGCATCTGCTGGGATTTTCAATCTCGATACAGACTCTAATGGTCGTTGGTCGGTTGAAAAATTCAAAGGACTAATGTTCCAGATCGAGCGTGATTGTAACGATATTGGAATCTTAACTCGCAGAGGAAAAGGAAATATCCTTGTTTGTTCTGCTGATGTTGCTTCTGCATTGTCAATGGCTGGAGTCCTTGACGTAGGTGGAGGAGCTAATGGTTCAGGCAACATGAATGTCGATCCAAGTCCAGAAGGAAGTACTTTCGCAGGAACAATTAATGGAAGAATTAAGGTCTTTGTTGATCCTTATAATTCCGTTGTAAGTGCAAGTGCTGCAAATAACTGGTATGTTGCTGGTTATCGTGGTTCTAATGCTTATGATGCAGGATTGTTCTATTGCCCATACGTTCCGTTGCAAATGGTTCGTGCGGTATCGGAAACAACTTTCCAACCCCGAATTGCATTTAAGACTCGCTATGGAATGGCAGTTAATCCGATGTCAGAAACATCGGCTGCAGTTTCAGCTGCGTCTTTACCGTTTTCTGCTGATAGTAATACTTACTACCGCAGAGCTCGTGTAAGTAACTTGATGTAATCTATATCTTAGAGGGGAAAGAAGTCTTTTCCCCTCTATCCCCTTTATTATAACCAACCCTAACGGAGAAATATATGTTAGATAAAGTCTCAGGGTGGATTAAATCATTAACTGAAGTAGGTTTAGGGCTCGTTGCCTTAGGTGTTGTACTCCAAATTTTATTTGGTGCAGCAGTTCCATTCTTAGGTTTGGATGTAGTCGGTTCAGTCATTGCTCTTGTTAAAGAGTTAGGATCTGAAGGACTTGTCGGTTTAGTCGCCATTTGGGTGCTTTGGGGAATATACCAGAAAAAATAACCCCAATTTATTAATATAGGGGGGGATGGATTCTCCCCTATTCCACTTTTTTCCCACCATTATAAATACTAGTGAAAGGTAATTTATGGCCGATACTAGTCAACCCACCGTATTCGATTATGCAACTGGAACTCAATGGAGACTTGCGTTTAATCGTCTTCCCAAAACAACTTGGTTTTGCACAGCTGCAAATATTCCAGGCATAACTTTAGGTGAAGCAATGTATCCTACACCTATGGTTGATATAAATCTTACAGGAGATAAACTTACCTTTGAAACATTGAATATAACTTTTATAGTAGATGAAGAACTTCAAAACTATAGAGAATTATGGGATTGGATGGTAGGTATTGGTGCTCCAGTTAGTCATGACCAATGGGCCACTGTATTGACTAAAGGTGATGGTGCTATTAGACAATTTGGTGCAGATGATGCTGACCCTAGAACAAAATCTACTTATGAAGAATCAAATTTATATTCAGATGCAACTCTAATAGTGTATAGTTCTAAAAATCAACCAAA